GTTAGAGACGGAGGTCACGATAAAAAGTTACCATTCAAATCAAAGGAAGATTAACATGAAATTTATAAAGTTATTCGAACAATTCATTACAGAGAAAAAACCAGCAGGAGCTCCAGACTTTAACAAGTCAGACGCACCTGAGGCTGAAGGTAGATTCAAAGATTTAGGAATTAAAGATTTAGCAGCATGGTTAATTAAGACTCGTAAGAGTGATGTTAAGAAGATAAGTGGTTCACTAACTCAACAAGTTGTATTTAATCGTAATGACGATCCAAAGTACGCTGAAAAGATGGAAAAGGTTCGTAAAGAAGTTTATAAACAATTAGACCGCCAGGATCTAATAGATAATATGGAAAAATAAATATGAAGTTTATTAAAACATTTGAAGGCTGGAACAAAGTTTCTCCAGAATTAAAGGCACATTTAGAAGAAGATTTAGATTTAACAAATTCATTCTTTAGATTAGGAAGTGATTCATATTCTAAACTATTCGAAGAGGTTAAAGAATACTGGGACAAAAATAACATTATTCTAAAAGGACCTAGTGGATGGATGGCTAAAAATCTAGACGTAGGTAAACCTGCATTATATACTCCACGTGGTGGTAATACTAAAAAGGTAAAGTTAGATTCTCCAGAGCGAGGTGGAGGTAAAAAGTTTATAGTATATAGAGACGGCGGTAGAAAAGATAAAGAAGGGAATGTATTAGCAAAGAAAGTAGAATGGGGAGATCCTAAACTTTCAGTAAAGAATGATGATCCTGGAAAGGCTGCCAGTTTTTGGGCAAGACATCAATGCGATCAAGCTAAGAAAATGGATCCTATGAAGGCAGGATTCTGGGCATGTTATGGTCCAACTCTTTTTGGAAAACAATTAGGTTTAAAATCAGATCAGCCATGGTAGATAAAGACTGCAAATGCACATCATGCAAATGTGGTGATATGACAATGGATGAATTAGTATCTAATATTAATGATCAAACAAAGCCTTTTATTGAAGAGACTTTTGAAGGTTATGTTATACGAACATTCGATCCAAGTTACCCAGATCACTTATATAAGTGGCACAGCGACCCTGAGGACAGGGTTATTGAAGTATTAGAAGATTCCGACTGGAGATTTCAATACGACAATGAGCTACCAACTCCTTTGATAACAGGAGTAGATATTAAAATACCTAAAGGAACTATACATAGGATCATAAAGGGTACAAATATATTGAAAATAAAAATCTACAAAAGTTATTAATATATTATAGATATATAGATTAATAATAAAAAACAATAAAATAAATTATATTATGGCTAAATTAAAATCATTTGAGCAGTATGTTTCTGAAAAAGAAGCTAATATTGATCAAGACGCGGTAAACACGCAGGAAGTTCAAGAAGCAACTGTTGTAATGGATGCAGTAGATCCAAAATCAAAGGGGCTTGCTAAATTATTAAAAAAGAACAATGTCTCGATTGAAGTTGTCACTAAGGTAGGTCCTTCAGGATGGCCGGAAGTTGAACTAACAGGAGATAGAAAAGATCTTGAGATAGTTCTAGCAGATTCTCAATACGGATGGGACGATGCTGATTTAGCAGAGTACATTGAAGAATCAAAAGACACTTTCACTGTTAAAGTTAAATCAATAGAAGAAGGTGCTAAAGAAGAGGAAATTGAAGAAGGTAATGCTTTCGGAGATGCAGTTAGAAAAGCTAAAGAAGCTGGAGATAAAGAATTTGAATTTGAAGGAAAAACTTATAAGGTTGAAGAATCTAAAGAAGTTAAGGTTGAAGAAGAAGAAGTTGAAGAAGGTAATGCTTTCGGAGATGCAGTTAGAAAGGCTAAAGAAGCTGGAGATAAAGAATTTGAATTTGACGGAAAAACTTATAAGGTTGAAGAATCTGAAGAAGTTAAAGTTGAAGAAGAAGAGGAAGAAGAAGGTAAAGAAGAATCTGAAGAAGAAGTAAACGAAAATCCAGCGGCAGCGATCGCAGTAGCATCAATGTTAAAGGAAGTTTACGAAGCTTGTAAAAACGAAGCTAAAGTATGGGAAGATGACGCGCACGATTCACATACTATAGAATCTTATATGGCTGAAAATGCAGCATTAGTTGCATCTTTAGCAGCAAAATCTCTTAAAGAAATGAAAGATGAATATTCAACTGAAGCATTTGAAGCAGCTTGTAATTCAATGATTGAATCTTACACTACTAAAATTAATGAAATGAAAGAATCTGAATTAGCTGACGACGCTGCTGATGTAGAGTAATTCATTTTTAAATATAAAACTAAAAGCCTGGAGAAATCCAGGCTTTTTTTGTAAACAATGCCCGACTAATTGGTATAAATATTATAATATAATAATATGCCTAGAATATCAATTAAGTCAGTTTATATGCAAAACGCATATCAATACGCAACATTAAGTTACGCAGAAAGACGTAAAGTCGGATGTGTTATTGTAAAGGATCACCAAGTAATATCATTCGGTTATAATGGAACTCCACATGGTTTCGATAATGAATGCGAAGAAACAGATACCAGGTATTACGAAAATCCAGACCTCGCTGTTGATTTAGCGGATCAGGGATATGAATGTAACAATGGTGTTTGCCACAAGCATGGAGCAATAACAAAACCTGAAGTTCTGCATGCAGAATCAAATGCAATTATGAAAGTTGCAAAATCAACAATGAGTTGCGATGGTGCAGAATTATATACAACAACATGTCCTTGTTTTGGATGTGCTAAATTAATCATACAAGCCGGAATTTCAAAAGTATATTATACAGAAACATATAGAGATATGAGTGGCGTAGAGTTATTGGGAAAAGCTGGAATCATAGTCGAACATTTAAAATTTATATAATGGGATTCAATAAAAGATATCTACCAGAATTAGAAGATTTAAAAAGAAGAAGAATCGAGTTAGGTGACACTTTCTTTTATAAAATATACATAACGAGCCCTGACGCAGTGATAGGCCCTACGGAATCTATAAACTATATTAATAGGTTTAACAAAGAGTACACTGACGCTATAAAATAAACAAAATGTGTTTTTTTAATATAACTATTAAATAATTTAAAATGACAGAAGTGCAAGAAGAGTTAAAACAATATCAATGGAAAAAAGGAGATAACTTTGGAGAGGTTGTTGACGTTGCATCAGACGACGGAGAGTTTGTGAATTTTACAAACGGACAAAGAATATTTAAATCAGTTTTATCTGAGTTTTTAGATCCAGTAGTTTCTGGTAATTTACCTTTTCCTCCAACTTCTTTACAATCAAAGGTTGCGCAGCCTGTTGTTCAAATTGAACAACCTAAGCAGGTCGATGACAAAGGAGCTCCTTCAATTATGGGAGCAATGATATTAAAGATGAGTAAGAAAAACGTAGTAAACGTACCTATTCAAATCAATCTTAATATCCCAACACCTACATTATATGCAATGCTAGGAGAAGGAATGGAAGAAGAAGATCTTAACGATGAAATAACTGAAGTAGCTTTATCCCAAATCAAAATAGATAAACTACAAGAATACATTAAATTAAGTGTAACTGATTTTTTGTCAGAATACTACTCATAATATAATCCAGATAAATAATACCTAACTAATACAAAACGATAATGGGCAAAGGAACAACAGCATCAAGAAGACAAAAGAGAAAAGATTTCAGCGGCGCTGGTTTCTTAAAGATAAAAAATCAATTCGGACATTACTCTCCACAGGGAAAGGCATGGTACGATAAAATGCGAGAAGATGGTAATGCAGCGTTTGAGGCAAATAAAAATAGAGTCAATGACGATATTGAAAACCAGCTACAAGTTAAGTTAAATGGATTAAAAGAAACTTGGAAAAACACTGGATATAATACTGAGGAAATTTTAAAGTTAGAAGAAGCATGGTCGATCCAAACAATAAAAGATAAAGATACTTTAAAGGAAGATAAAAAGAAGGTTAAATCTCTAAGAAAAGAAGTACAAGAATCTTTTAGTTCGAGAAAGAATGCAGGAAATTAATATAAAACTTGCAGATAACGGCGTAATAAAGACTGTTTTTGACGATAATATAAATGGAGGTGGAGCAGAGTACGAATCAACTATTGTATATGAATTTGATTCTGCTTTAAATAAAATAAAATTTATAGAAGAACTATGTGTTGATCTTGGTCTAGAGTTTGGAAATTCAAATTCTAGGAATCAAATACAAGTAAGAAATGGATGGGGAGCTAATTACAAACCAACTGAAAAGGAAATTTCCTTTAAAATAAAGAATCTCAAGGCTCGTATATCGAACCTTGAACAAACTAATAATGGATAACTTAAAAATAGAATGTGTTTGGTATCAGTCGAAAAGAGATTTTAATAAGTTCGTAAGAGCTATTGAAGATCCACAATTGACTGTTATCGACTTTTCTATTATTAAGAACAAATTAATTAAAGCAGATCCATATAGTAATGAACCTAGCGACTCGGTTATAGGTTTAAATATTATGAATTCGTTTAAAACTGTAATGAATTCCCAAAAGAAAAAAACCACAACTATTGTATATACTTTTAGAGAATTAGATGCTGATGTAATATCTAACTTTAAAAAAATGGCTTCTGATTATACAGATAGACATATTGAATTTATCCTTAATTCATTAAGCATGGATAAAGTACCAGATAAAAGTATTTTAAGTCAATTCGACTTCGTTAAATTTGTAGATAATGATTAGACACCGTTTATTTAATAAAGGTGAACACATACATGCTCTTATTTCAAACACTAGATATTCAAATATTGTTTTCCCAGTTAGAGTATTAATATACGACGTTAAATTCGACGAAACTATGCCTAAGTATCAGGTTAGGATTGTTAAGTTTTACGATGATATTAATTTTCTTAAAAGATATTTCTTTGGAATGAAATTCGATAAGAATTTCGAAGGTGGATCTACTACTTTTGGATTTAATAGATCTACTATTAAAAATAAAAAGGAACTTCAAAAACATTTAGATACAAACTCCGAGACTTACATGATTACCGTTGATTCCGTATTATGTACTAAGACCTTTAATCAAATCCAAGAACTTTATCTTAATATTCAAGACTTTTTAATTGAGAAAGAGATTAGGGAGCTATACGAAAAGTCCTCACGTGTTTCTTATTCTAAGGGTAAATACTATTACGAATCTAAAGGAGTCTTCGAGGCTCACTTAAAGAAATTCCTAGGTGATCGAACTCCGAAAGATCCTGAATACTTCAACAAATTATTATTCCGACCAATGGGACCCGATTACGATAACTTAAAAGGGTAGAGAATTAATCTTAATATATAGAGTACTACGTATAAAACAATAGTATAATATATATGAGCTTAGACATTAGTGGAGGTATAAATAACTCAAACAACGCGATTACAAAGATTAGCGAATTAGGAGTTAATACTCTTAAAGATAAACTTAATGACTTATTTGACATTGAAAACCCAGATGGGGTTCATGCACAATTAAGAACTAGAAACGATGAGAATTCTCTAAAGTCTTCTAATGAAGAAGATTCAAGTTTAAATATTGCTGCAAGAAAAGGTGAGCCTGCCCAAGAAAACAGAGGTACTAGAAATAGCGATGTTTTTTATAATCAAGATGTAGACTCATATAAACACAAAGATGCTAACGGAGATGCTAACATAACTCTAGGTAAAAGGCCTTATTCTGTTTTTAATAAATATTCATTAGTAAATTTTAGAGGTACTCCTATTGCAATGGAAGGTTCTAAAAATGGAGGTAAGAGCGAGTTTTATAATAAAATAGATCAAACAACTTTGGTTAATCCAACCGCATCTAAAATTATTGAATTAACAGATGCTTGTGGAAGCAATGGATATAAATACCAATACTCTGATTTTGCTATGGCGAAATACTTTGGTAAAATACCAAACAACATGATGGTAACCCTTAGGAGATTTACGTCACCTGCTCCTGATGATATTATTAGTCCATCTGGATTAACAGGAGCTAACACACAGGAGCCTGATATTGCTCGAGCAGTTACATGGCTTGGCGAATCTTCTGGTAATCAACTTTCAGCAATTATGAATTTCTCGCATGGATTTGAATGGAAGAATGCAGAAGCTGAAGTACAGGCATTACAATCACAGAATAAAGCAAGTGGTGGTAAAGTCGGAGGTATAATTAATAATAATAAAGTACTTAAGGCTGCTAGTAATGCAGCATCCGGACGTACTGCAGAACAACAGAAAAGATTAGATAACGGTGGAGCAGGTTTTGATTCATTTAGTAATACATATCCTAACCACGTATTTGGACCACTTAACGTTATTAAGAAAGTACTAGTTAGGCAACAGGGATTAGAATTCAACCAAGAATTTAAACTTAAATTTGAATACGAACTGAGAGACTTGGGAGGAGCAAATCCAAAAATATTAATGTTAGATCAATTAGCTAACATATTAGCACTTACATATAATAATGCTCCGTTCTGGGGTGGAGATGTTAGATACATCGGAGATGGTAGTGTTGCTAGACCTTTAGGTAAACTTGGTTTATTAAAAAGTGGAGACTTTGGAGGATATATGAAATCAGTAGTTTCGGATTTAACAGGTAAGGACACAGGATCTACTTGGAAAAATTTAACTGAAGGTGTTTCGGATTTTGTAAGCGGTGATAATATTCAAAAGACTGTTAATAACCTTTTATCTGGAAGTTTAATGGATATGTTTAATTCACCACAAGGAGGACAGGCTGTTGCTGCACTATTATCAGGTGATCCTACTGGACAATGGCATGTTACTATAGGTAACCCATTAAACCCTATCGCGGTTATTGGTAATTTAGCGTGTACTAACACTGCAGTTAATTTTGAAGGACCAATGGGACTTCAAGATTTTCCTGAAAAATTAGTAGTTGAAATTACATTAAAGCCAGCAAGACCAAGAGATAAAGCAGAAATTGAAAGTATGTTTAATTCAGGTAGAGGTAGATTCTACATTCAACCTGCTGATGAAATCGATATTAATGCAACTATCGATGTTAATGCATACGGTAAAACTCAAAAATCAAAACTTGATTCTGAGTTAAGAAAATATTCAAACGGATAATATGAACTTTAAATCTATAGATAATAAAAAAATAAAGAACGGGAAGTTAAGAATAACTGAACCTGTTGTGATTTTTCCAGAAAACACGAGAACAATAGCAGTTCACACTGTTACTTCTGATGAAATCTGCAGAATCGATATAATATCTAGAATTTATTATAATTTAGATGACTATTCTGAACTTATTTTAAAGTTTAATAATATATCAAATCCTTTTTCAATAAATGAGGGTGATGTATTGAACATACCAGATAAGAATAATGTGTTTGCTGCTTGGAAAACTATTAAAAGCATAAATACAGGATCTATAGGATCAGATCCATCTGATGAAGATTCACTAGATGATTCAATCAAAAGCCAATTTATTAGTTCTAAGAGATTAACAGTTAAAGATGCTAAAAGAGCAGAATACTTAAAGAAGAAGGCAGATCAAAAACAAAATGGATCTAAACAGATTTTACCTCCTAACATATTAAAAGACGGAGATAAGAATATAGATATTAACGGAGATATTATAACACTATAAGATGGCATTAGAAGGTAAAATTTTAACTAGGTTAGAACCTACAATAGAGTTAGATAAGTATAAATTTGAATCGTATGGAGAACAAGATAGTGATAATCCTGGAGATGCAAATACTACTCGAGAGCTAGGGGTTGAATTTCCACTGATAATTATAAATGGATATCGATTTAATCAAGCCGATCTAAAATCATTTGAAATATCACTAGAAGGTTTTGTACCAACAATATCACTTGGTATAATAGATACTGAATCTTATTTTAATGTAGAATCTTTTCCAAGAGATGGAGATGTTATTACAGTTAGATTGGCAGCAAGGTCAAAGGACGCCTATAAGGATATTAGAATAGATTTCGATATCACGAATGTTGAATCTCCAACAACAGGTGGAGCCGCACGGGGATCTGGCGGAGGCAAGTACTTTTTTACTGGGGAAATGAAAATACCTGGTTTAAACGCAGAGCAGTGTAAGTCATATGGTAAAGGAACAACTATAGATCACTTAGAGAGTATATCAACAGATTTAAAAATAGGGTTTGCATCTAACGTCGATATAACAGACGATGAAATGAACTGTGTTACTACTTTTGAGCCGATTATAGATACAATAACTGATTTAGTAAAACACTCATATGTTAATGATGATTCTTTTCAAACCTTTTGTATTGATCCCTTTTACTATTTAACGTATGTTGATTTAAATATTATGTTAAATGCATCGGATGATTTTGAAGATGCTTTAATAGCAATGGACACTGACATGAATGATACTAAGGGGCCTGACGCTACGAATGCTACTAATGAAATGGAAGGAGTATTAGTACTTAGTACAAAAGCAGAAATGGAAGGTACTAACTGCCATATTGATAAATATTCTCTTAAGAATAATGCAGGAACTGTCGCTAAAAGAAATGGATATAAAAGAGTCTTACAATATTTTGAAAACGATTCGGAAGAAGGTTTAGTAAATTTCGATATAGAACCTCTTACAAGTACTGATCTAAAGGATATAGTTGAGCCCCTGAAGGGACGTAGGGATGAGGAGAGATATCAACAAGAAATAAAGTATAAATATGTAGGTAGGAGAAACAGCGACCCTGAGACTTCCAATACACACTTAAACTACAACTTTGCAGAAATACATAATCAACAGAATCTACAGGAATTAGATAAAATGATGCTAGAAGTAGAATTAACGACATGGAATCCTGCAATATATAGATACCAAAGAATACCTGTTGTAATCTTTCACCAAACACAGGATCAAATGTCAGCAGATACTAGTATAAAAGTTAAAAAAGAAGAGCTAGGGTTTGATGCAGCTCCACAGTCCGATCCTGATAATCCAAATTTAGGATATACATCAGTTGTTGATGAATTTTTAAGTGGGTTTTATATTGTAGGATCTATGAAGTATGTATATAAGGGTGGAAGTATTAGACAACATTTAACTCTTTTAAGAAGAGAATGGCCAAGTAGATTAAATAATATGACTTAAGCTTAAAAAGCCCTTACAAAAACAAGATAAATACTATATGTCAGATTTCAAGAAAATATCAGATTTTAGAAAAGGTAAGAGAGCTAATCAACAATATCAAGACCCGACTTATATGTCATTTCTTATGTTGTTTGATTTTGCAGATGCTGCCAACTCACCTCTATTGTCGGCTCCCGCTGAGGAATTCTTAAAAAAATTATCGAACGATTCATATTATGCTGAGAAACTAGAAGCACTTCAAAACTTTAAGAAAGCTCTAAAGCTTATTAATAATGAAATGCCTTGGTTTTGGCAAAGTTTATCTGGTTTAGAAAAAATACAACAATATAATCCTAATAATGCATATCTAGGAGGAGATGATTCTGTAATAACAATTGGAACTCTGGAGTCTATTAACTTAACAATATCAGGTTTAATGCACTTATACAGAAAGGCTGTTTTCGACGAAAGAAAATGGACTTATGTTTTACCTGCTAATTTAAGAAAGTTTAGAATGTATATCTATGTTACTGAGGTTAGATCTATTAAAAATATGTCTTCACCTAGTTTGAGTGGACTTGACTTAGGAGGATTCCCAGATAATTTTAAACCGAAGATTGGTATAGAAAATGCGAATGATGGTATATCAGGTACTGGTGCAAAACCTTATTTTATGTTTGCCCTTAAATTTTGTGAATTTGATATAGCATCAGGAACTACAATATTTGCAGATTTACAAAAAGCAACACCTGAAGCAGCAACCGGTGAAATATCAATAAAATATGAGGCATTATATGACATGGAAGCTAGGGTACTTAATGGTATTATAGAAACTTCTTATAACAATGATGATATATCGCCTGCTCCTGATTCTGAAAATAAAGAAATTAATAGTTTAGGAGATTGGGTAAAAGACCAAGCAGTTCAAAAAGCAACAGCGTTTGCTGATCGTGCTGTCGGTGATTTAAAAAACACGGCAATAAATAAAGTTAATGAATTAAAACAACAAGCGAAAGACGCTACTATAGGTAGAGTTAACGTCGCTGTTAATAATTTATATAAAGATTTTGTACAGGGCGTTGATAATGTAGCAAGTCCTGCTGCAAATAGAAATAACGTTGCTGCCGCACTTGGAGATAACGTACATGGTTTAATAGAACCGGGACAAACTATAGGTGATGCATTGAATAGTGCAGCTGCTAGATCTCTAGGTAATATATACGAATAATGGCAAGAGATAAAGAACTTGAAAAGGACAATATTAGAGAAACTCACTGGCTTGGTGAGGTAGTAGATAATGCGGATCCTTCAAATTTAAGTAGATGCAAGGTTAAAGTGTATGGTAAATTTGATTTACTAGAAACTGAATCTATTCCGTGGGCAACCGCAATGAATAGAGATATAGTAGGCTCACATCACGTTCCAAGAATTGGAGATATTGTTGCAGTTCGTTTTGATAACGGTAACATATACCATCCAGAATATTGGTTTCAAATTAATCAAAATAAAGAATTAAAGGAAGACATACTTGATTCTTCAGACGCTGCACATGACGTTATAAGTTTAGTATATGACGCTGAACGTAATGTTAGGATTTATCATTCTCCGGAAGACGGGTTAGTAATTACAAGAGGTTCTGGTGCAAAAGAGCGACCACTTATACAGATTGATGAGGAAGGCATTATTAAGATCTCAACTGATGAAAAAATCTTTTTAGATTCTGGAAACATATTCTTAAGTAATACTGGAGAAGACGGTGCTGATGAGTCAGAGCCTGCAGTTAGAGGAGTTTCTTTGGAGAAGTGGTTAAACGAATTACTAGATGATTATAAAGCACACTTTCACCCAACGGGTGTTGGCCCATCGGGACCACCTGCTCCGATTACACCAGCAACGATTGCAAAACTAAAGAGTACTCACATAGATTATCAGCAGACTGGTAAATAGGATATATAATCTATAAAACAATATAAGCATGCCGGCAAAATGGCCTTTATTTATTAATAATGTATCTGCAAAACTAATAGCAAGAAGTGCAGAGAGTATGGGATTACCTCAGGTACCTCCACATACTCCGGGCATTGGAGACTTTTCCTCGTTTCTAGCAGACGAATATGTTGCCGCAGTATCAACAGCACAAACCCCATTCGGAAATACACATAGCAATGCTGGCGTAAAGACTGTGTTGGCGGAAGGTTTTGACAAGGCATTTAAAAAGCTTTTCGAAGATTATGAAACCTCTCTTGAGGATAGAAAAACTTTATCGCAGTATCAGTCTATTACTGAAATACTTCCAGAAGCTGACCTAACGTTCGACGCACACTGCGAGATTGAGAAATGGACTCTGGAAAACACAAACACACTAGAGGAGTTTAACTTTTACCCTTTATATAATTCAACATGCCCAGTTCCATATCCACAAGATGACCCTAATGATGCTACAAATGATGGGGATATAGATTTTAGTGTCGTATCAAACGCATCTTCAGATATAAATAAAGCATCCCATAATTATGTAGTTAGATTTATATTAAATAAATTTAACCCAGAGCAATCTTTTAAGATAAAATATACAATAAATGGAGTTGAACAACCTCTGCTTATAATAGGGTCAGTTGGATCAGGGGCAAACCCATCCAACAAAGGATCTGGTAGTGGGGCAGGTTCCGGTAATACAACCTTTACAGCAATAAACGTACCAACTCAACCTGGAGAATACATATATACTTTTAAAGAAATACTAGATATGACAGGTAAATCTTTAATAAAGCAGGTTAATAAAACCAAATCAATTACAATAAGCGATGGTGGTGTATTAGAAAAACTAAGTGATATCGATGAGAAATTACAAGGAGATGCTGCAGGATATCCGGAAGTTATGAGTAAACCTGTTAGAAATACAATTCCAGATTTAAATGAAGAAGAGAAAATAGATGCTCTAGTAAATAGAATACTATTAAGTAATGACGGAACTCCTAGTTTTAAAACATGGGTAAAACAACTTAATTCAGGTAGTTCATTTAACGGTGGTCCAGTTGTTTCAGCATTATCAAAAAAGATATATGCTAAAATAGACAAGCTAGAAAAAGAATGGAGAGCTGTTGAAAAAGAAGAGAAAAAAACATGGGTTGGCAATGGCGGTGCAGGATATGCACTAACAAAGAAAACTATAATGCCTCCCTTTAACATTGAAGATAATAATATTAATCGATATATCTTTCAAGAAAGCCACGAAGATAGACCAACTGAAATTCCAGAAGAAATTAAAATAAAGTTTATCACTGCGTTTACATACGTCCCATCAATTGATGAAGATGCTGGTCAAAACTATAATAACATGGCACAGATCTTAGCTAGACAAAGAGCTAAAAAGAAACTATGGGAGAAAGAGCAGAAAAGATGGTGGGAAACTCAAATAAAATGGGCTAGGTATTTAGAAGAAATAAATAAACAAGAACAAGGAGAAGACGGAGAAGATCCTTACGAAATAATGGCAAGTGCTATTATTAAATACTGGCAATCAGCGGCGGTTCAGCCGTTTAAGAGTACTCCTCCAATTCCGCCATGCAATATACCTGCACCATTAGGCGGTATATTTGCTCCTATATATTATGGAAGTAAAACAATGTTGGCTAACGATTTAAGAAGAGCATGGAACAACGGTAAGATTTTCGATGTTCAACCTGCAAATCCAGTTGCTTCAAAACTTGTTGCAGCAGCAGTTGCGCTAGCATGTGCAAAACATCTATTATTATTAAAGTTTCTATATTTAGGAGGTATTTCAACCCCAGTAGGCCCAGTGCCTATGATAGGTTTTATGCCAGTTGCATTTTAAAAACGTATATATAAAGTATAATTATTCATAACACTATTATTAACTATTTAAATTAAAAAAGAATGTCAGAAGACGTTAAAACAAAAAGAGTAAGATTGGTTGAAAATAAACCAGAAACTCAACCAAAAAAAGAAAATGACAAATTAGCATACTTAGAAAATGCTAACGTCGCACCTGAGAAATTCGACTGGGATGCTCACCAAGCATCGTGTCCTTCTAGATCTAGAAAGATAAACAAAGGTCTTAAGAATACAGGTAATCACAATGTGTATTCACATGAGCCGTATGCTCAAGATTTCTTAAACCTATTAAACGGATACGAAGAAACTAAACCTGTTCAGATGAAAATCGAGGTAGGTGAGATTTATACAGGTAACATTTATAGCATAAACGAGGAATGGGTATCAGTTGATATTGGTTATCGTGAAAATGTATATGTTAACGTATTGAAAGAAGAGGCTAGTGTTAGAGGGTTATTTGTACCTGATGCAGAAGTTAAGATTCAAGTTATTCAAATTGAAGGAGGGAGAGGATTCGTATTAGGATCTATTAGCGCTGGTATTAAATCAGCAGTAGCTAAAGAGATAATGGCATCCATTGAAGAAGGTACTACCGGATATATGGGTACAGTTTCTTACATGATCCCTGGAGGAGGTTATATAGTAACTGTTCAAGGAATTGAATGTTTTATGCCAGGTTCTCTAGCAGGAATTAACAAATTAGCAGATTTTGAATCTATCGTAGGAAGTGACATGTATGTTGTTCCAGTAAGTTTTTCAGAAAAAAGAGGAACTATTGTAGTATCTCATAGAGAATACTTAAAAGCGATGATTCCTTCTAAGATTGACGCATTAAAGGAAAACTTAGGACAAGATCTCACAGGTAAGGTAACAGGTTCTGCAAAATACGGAGTATTTGTAGAGTTTGATGAATGTTTAACAGGGATGATCCATGTTAACGACCTAACACCTGAATTATTAAAAGCACATAGATCAAGAGAGATTAAACCAGGAGATGATATTGCTTTTAAGATTAAGGAAGTTGTATCAAATGAAAAGATTATTCTAACTCAATTAGATGCGAAACCAGTTGTTGACCTATGGGACGGCATATCAGAACGTATTAAAACACCAAGTGAAGTTGTTGGAACTGTAAGAGCAGTTAAAGATTACGGAATCTTTGTAGATATTGAAAAAGGAGTTGCCGGATTATTGCATATTTCAGAAATTGAAGATGTAATAGATTTAGAGACTATTAAACCAGGAGATAAAATAACGGTACAGGTTACTAGAATCGACGCAGACTCTAGAAAGATTTTCTTGAAAATCTAATACTACTTTATTTTTATAAACTAAAGGCCCATTCATTTTATGTTTGGGCCTTTCTTATTTATAATCATTATAAATTACAAAATAAATGCACAAAAGTTTTTTTATATCAATAAAAAGTGTTATATTTAACTATAATTAAAAACTAACAGATATGTCAACAGAACTTAAATCACTTAAAGGTCAATTTCACAGTCAAAAGACAAATGAAATGGAAAGCACTGAAATGTCACTAACAAGATTCAGTGGTGGTAAAGAAGGTATGAAAGTACAATTAACAATGAGAGACCAAGGAGACTTCTTTACTCACATTACTCTTAATAAAAAAGAAATTAAAAAGCTAATCAAAGAACTTCAAGAAAACTTTGAACTTTAAAAAATATAAAGACATGATAACATTTAAAGACCTTATTTTCAAAGATCACCATCACATGATTAATGCACATCATGTATTTGATAACAATTGGGAGATCTCAGTTTCAGCAGGTACTGGAATATACTGTACACCTAAAGAAGATCTTAAAAATCAAGAATCTTTCTCATCTTTTGAGGTTGCAATCTTTAATCAAAACGGAGACTACGCAACTAGTGAAGTTTTACAAATTGACGATGACGTTGTTGGATGGCAAGGAAGAGAGGATATTAATAACATTATAGAAATGATAATCTCACAATAATGAAAGAAATACTTAAAACTAGAGTTGCATTTTACGTTGGATTCGGAGTAATGTATGTTATATTATCAGAAATAGTAGGTTTTGAATATACTGTAATATGGTGTTTAGGAACTATAATCGGAGAACAAGCATTTATAGCAACAGAAAAAGATGAAAAAGATAAATTATGATAAAATTAATACCAATTAGACACAGACAGAGAATATCAAGATGGTTATTAGGAGATCAAATGTCAGTCTTCGAACATAAGGTAGTAAATTATCATCCTAAATCAGAAGTATTCCGTTCCGAACATGAATATGATTTGAGGGTACTTGAAACTAGCTACTCAGAAGAAATTAAAAAAGATATTAAAAAGCAAGTAGTAATGAATTTAGTAGAAGGAATTTTAGAATCTGGTTTTGTTAAGTTAGAAGAAATTGAAAACCCTATGGATAGGGTTGGTACAATTAGAGCAATATTAAGAGTTCATGAGATATTACCTGAGTCTACTAATAGAATCTATAGCAACACCCATTTTGGATTTTAATAAAACACAAAACTAATTGATTGCCGGTAACAAGTTTCGTACCTTTGCCCCTAAACGTAGGGGGAATACCCAAAATGGTGAGACCGGAAAGCTTTCGTAAACGTATCCAAACAGGCAGTAGGGGATAACGAAAAGAAACAAATTGTATAATGGTGAAATATGGAATCGGCCGATAAACATAGAGTAGCATGAAAAGAATATCCTGAACCATTTAGCGCAAAGCTAATGTTACGGGAGAATAACGAAGCCTATGGTATCATTCAAAAGCCTCCTCGTGGCGATACTGGAAATTGGATTATGCAGTTGCAACTGTCGTTAACCAAGCTAATTTTGAACTGAATAGGTAACTGAAAGAATGTGGTTCGAGTCCACACCCGTAATAGCCAAAGGGTTGAAGCATTGAGGATGATGCGTAAGTTATAACAGATCTGCAGATCTATGAGTGTTTTGGTTAAAGCCGTCGACGACAGGCAGGGGGTTCGAATCCCCCCACTCAACTAAAAACAAATTACAATGATTAGAAAGAAATTACATAAACACCAGGAAGATCCAATTATAATAGATCTTACAGGCCCAGATGGCAATGCATTTGCCCTTTTGTCTTATGCAAAAAAGTTTAGTGAGGATCTAGATAAACCATATGAGCAACTATTAATTCATATGCAAAGTGGGGATTATGAAAATTTAATTAAAGTTTTTGATGAAGCATTTGGTGATTTTGTGATATTAGAAAGATAGTTTCAATATTATCATAATATAACTTGAATATATAAACTAACTTAAGTTTAACATATATTCGAGAATGAACACATTTAACGATTCAGAGATACTGAAAAATTGCCTTGTTGGGGTAGAATTTGAATTCTATTCTAATCTACCAATTGATAAAACTGCAAAAGAACTTGCTGGATTATTAAATAAGAAGATTAGAGTAGAGGATAAAGCACATAGTGATTTTGAAGTTACTTCCAGTGAGTTTAAAATAGAGCCAGATATGAGTGGTGGTGAAAAGCTAATGGAGCTTGTTACCGGCGCACTGCCATATTATAGTGCTAGATTGATGATTATCAATGTATGCAAATGGATCGAAGAGAACGGCTACACAAATGATAGATCTTCAATTCACCTAAATTTATCTTTCGATAAAAATAAAATAGAGGACAAGAACAGAATTTCTAAAATGAATGTTCTTAAATTTATACTTGACTTTAAAGAGGAAAAAGTATTTAAATTCTTTCCAAAGAGAGAAGATTCAGCGTATGCTAAATCTGTAAAATTTGTACTACCAAAAGAAGGTATGAGTTTCTTTAACGGAGAACATATACACTCACAGAACTTCATCTACCCTGATTCTAAATACTATGGAATCAACTTTGACAAGAGACATAAAAACTATTTAGAGTTTAGATATATCGGAGGGAAGGACTGGGAAAAGAAAACATCATCAATCCTACACTTGTTAGATCAATTCCTAATACAACTTTGGAATTCAACAGAAGATAAACATTTCAATCCTTTGAACGCAATAGAGTTAAAGAGGATATTGTCTGACAATAAAAGAATAATTGACGCTAGGTTAAATTGGAGAACAATTGAAAAGGAATGGAAAAACGTAAAGTTTACTGTTGATTTACAAAATGACTCTCAAGTTTTAGATTTACACTGGCCTAATATAAAGGACAAGGTGATAAAATTATTTACACACGGATCTCTAGTAAAAGGACATATTAATTACGATTCAGATACAGGTAAGGTTCAAGTAAATGAAGGTGAATTAAATTACTGTGTTGAACTTGAAAGATACGATTTTATAGGATGCCATATACAAGGTGAATTATACTACTGCGATATGTTTCAATGTACCGTTGAAGGATCTGACATGTATGACTGTAACTTTTACGATAGTTGTGAAATAATTTCTTCAAAGATAAAAAGTAGCTATATTCACCAAAGTGTCAAAATAAAAGATGGTTATATATATGGTGATGGTATCTTAAAAGGTTCTATGGAAGGTGGAATATTTAGAGAAGGAAGATACGATAAAAAAATAGCAAAGTTTAATGGAACTGAAAAGATTCTATATACTGAAGTTTAAAAATAAATAATAAAAAATGAGTAATATTTTTGTAGGCGAAGAGTCATGGTTAGACGCTCCAGAATTTGGAAGCGATTGTTTTAATGCATTTGTATTAGAATTAGCGGAAGACGTTACAGGGTCGTGTATGATTCCTATGAATTTACCTAAAAAGGAAGTTCAAAACATAGTTAAAAGAGCAAAGAAATGGTTTTATAAAAATTACGAATACTCTGTTAAAGAAAGTTTTGTAGTATTGCCAGTTGCTCTTTTTGATTCAGCTAAATTTAAAGCAACCAGGTCTTTTACCTTACCAGGACCAGATGCTACGACGGGTGGTAACGAGATATACTCAGTATATGGATGTTCTACTACCGGTTCAAGATGGGGAGGTTCAAGCGATATTGATTTTCAAAAAGGAGATTTCAGCATGGAAAGAATGATGATGCAAGGAACTTATGGTGGGGCAAATACGGCTGCAGCTGCAGAAAATTTACAATCATATGTAATTAATGAAAGTTTTTATGATCTTGCTAGACAGATTATAGATAACCCAATCAGTTTTAATTATAACCAATTAACACATGAGCTTAAATTCACAGGAGAAACACCAGCAAGAGACATTATATTAGAAGTTTATGAAACTATTCCAGAATGTGCGCTGTTTGGCGATGAAGCATTCTTTAGATATTGTGCTGCCAAGATCAAAGTATCTTTAGGTCAAAAACTAGGAATATTTGGATTTACATTGCCTGGAAATATACAAGTAAATGCAGATCTTATACAGGGATTAGGAGAAGGAGAATTAGAAGCAGTAATTGAAGAAATAAAGAACGACGAAGGAACGGATTGGATGATGCATTCTTAAACGTATATATAATCATATGGAGTTTTACGTAAAAAATATAGGAGAACCAAATTATAAGTCTGATGAAATGCAGATTGATACTGAATTGGAACAATTATTAACACAAATATCAACACTACTTTTCACAAGAAAGGGAGAGGTATTAGGCGATCCTGATTTTGGAGCTAATTTAGAAGATTATGTATATGAACTAAGATATAATGATTATCAGTTAAAAACAGTTATTGACTATCAATTATCAGAATATGTACCATTAGCATCTAAATATAATGTTGATATTAGTATTGAAACAGTAGATGATGTGAGTAATCATATAGTCTTTTTAGATATTACAGTAGATTCTAGATTCCAATTAGGAGTCTATATATAAAATTAATAAAATAAACAATGGCTGAATTTAAATTTTTAAATACAACTAGATTAAAAGCAAATGAAATGATCGCAGACACTCGATCATATATAGCTCGTTTATATGGAAGGACTGGTGAATTATTCACAACAGCCTCTCCATTCTCACAAATCTTGGATGTATTATCTGAAATCACTAAACTGATTTTCTTCTATGTTGAAGATGCAACAGTTGAGCAAAACATATTAACTGCTCAAAACCCTGAATCAATATACGGACTTGCAAGACTTGCAGGTCACGATGCCTTTAGAGGGGCAAGTGCGTATGGTGAAATTAAAATAAGGTTAAACACAACAGCATCTACTGATATTGCAGGAGACGCTCTTAATATACCTCAAAATTCTGTTATAAAATGTACGTCTAATGGTTTAGAATATGTTTTAAGAACTAACAACGATCAATTTAGACTTGAAAAGAGCAATGCAAATCATATTTATATTCCAGTAGTACAAGGTAAAATTGAATCACAAACAGTTACAGGTACTGGTGAAAAGCTACAGTCATTTAACGTAATTACTAAAAAAATGACAGATCATCATTCTGTTAGAGTAAGTGTTAATAGTATGCTATGGACCAAGTATGACTCATTGTATGACATGAAAGTTGGAACTAATGGATATTTAGTTAAAACCGGAATTAACGGTGGATTAGATATTTATTTCGGTAATGGTTCTTTCGGTAATATTCCGCAAACAGGGGCTTCAATTGAAATTGAATATTTAAATACGGACGGATCAAAGGGTAATTTAACCGGATCAAAAGATCTTACTTTTAAATTTATGTCTGAAGGATCTGATTCATTAGGAGAAACGTATGATTTAAACGTATTGTTAGAATCTTCTTTTACAAAAGCACCGAAGATGGGAGCAAACTCCGAATCAACTGGATTAACTAAATTAATAGCACCGCTACAATCACATTCATTTGTATTAGCAAACCCTGCATCTTTCGAACATTTCCTTTCAAGATATGGAATGTTTTCTTATTTAGATGCATACAATACAACTGACGATGGATATATTGATGATGATAATGTGATTTACTTATTTATGCTGCCAGATACTGCTAAAAAATTAACTAAGAATAAAGACTATTTTAGTTTAGAATTAGATGAGTTCTTTTTCTCAAGCGAAGAAAAGAATGGATTTTTAGAATTACTTGAAAATAGTGGACAGCAGATGGTTACGACCGAAGTTAAAATAGTTGAACCAGATGTTCAGTATTTTAGCATGGATGTTAAAGTTAGATATTTTGAAGGTTATAATAAACCAGCTTTATATTCTGAAATCAGATCTAAAATATCAGACTATTTAATCAATATAACAAGAAGAGATCGTTTACCTAAATCAGACATTATAGCCCTATTAGAAGGCGTTGAGGGGATTGATTCAGTAAATATAAGATTTATATCAAAGGTTGAAGAAGATGCACGTAGACTAGGTTATTACATCCTAGAGAAAGTTACAGTAACACCTTCAACTCCAGTTTTAGAAACTATCGGAAATGGAAAACAAAAATATGTTTTCTTTAAAAGAACAGTGTCTGAAAGAAAAATTAATTTTGAACCAAATGCAGCTCTACCAGAAGAAGTTATTAATTTAGATTCTTTCGGTGATATCTTGTTAGGAAAAGAAGAAGTTGCCTTATTTAGAGGAGGTTGGTTAGATCGAGACGGTATTGTAATGCCAGATGATGCTAAGCTAGGAGAACAAGCAGCACTATCAATTTACTTTGATGAGCCTGCTGTTCCAAATACAATATTCTCTAAAATACAAGCTAAAAATAGAAGAGCACTATAATGGCGTCAATAATACAAAATCTATTTAAGAGTAGGCAAAAAAGGAATTACAGCATTCGAGAGAGTGTCATGGATAAGCGTAAGAACTTAGGTAACGATTATACAAATAATATGTTTAGAAAATCGTTGTCTTCTTATATTGTTAGAAATAATCGTATGAATGATTTCGTGGTTTTAATCCAAAAGGTATTAGCAGACTTAGTAGGTTCAGTTACATATTTAAAAGGGTTTAAATCATTTACAACTAAAAAAGACTATAAAAACTTTAGATAATGGCACACGTATATGAAAATATAAGATTTTTCGACAGTGAATCCGACGACTTAAATTTAATTTGGGATGAAGAATTAAATATATGGAAAGGAGTTACATACCTGCCACTTGTATCAGCCGGATTATATGAGACTTTGACTTTATGTGTTTTAGAAGAAGTAGTAGGACCTCTAAATGAAATTCTATATATTACTCCAATAGCAGAGGCTTCAGGAAATGTTAAATTTTGCGCTGAATTTATAGATGATTACAATACAAGCGAAGACTTGTATTTATACAGTGGCGAAAAAGAAAGTGGGGAATATTGTGTTCAAGTTGATAAAAAACAATTTCAAAACCTACTGCCATATGAAACTGCAGGACAAGATGGCCACGCGGACGATCACACACATATTGTTAATACCAATTTAAAAGCCGATCCATTAGTTTGGAGAATCGCTTTAAATTCTGAAATTGAAGGTTTTCATATTAGGACATTAAGCATATGTGAATGGATTGATGGTGTTAATATAAAAGAAATTGCACAAATAAAAGTATATGGAGAAGTTGAAGGTGAAGACGAAAGATTAAAAGTATTATTGTCTAACATTGGAATGAACTTAGATGATTTAGATTACTTTATATTTAAAGACTCTAATATCCGAGAACAATCTCCAGATTTTACTATCTTAAATCAAAAACGTAAGGAATTACTATTACAAGCTAGCCAAATAAAACCTTTTATTGGAACTTATAAGGCATTGTTAAGCGCGATTGATTTCTTCGGATACGACAAAATAACATTAAAGGAATATTGGTTAAATATTAATGAACAATCTGAAAACTTTGGAAAACTAAAGGCAGTCGCTGTTCCAAATCAAGATGCTGTTGGTTTTTTAGCTGATAAAAATAAAGGTGGAGAGTTACCAAGCTCAAATCAAAAGAAAACTTCAAGGTTTTCACTAGTGTATAGATTAAATACGCCAACCGGTTTACAAGACGAATGGGATATCCCAACAGTAAAAGAAACTATTGATTATTCGCCAGATGAGGTTTTAATTAAATTATACGGATTAAAAAAGAAATTACAAAAAGATTACTTACCATTACAGGCAAAGATTGTAGATATTACAGGTGAAGGCGATTACTTTTCTCAATTTAATCAAAATGTTTGGAACAATCAGCATATGATTCAAAACCAAAATGCTGGAATAGAATTCAATCCGGTTATAAAGCCAGGAGGCAGAAACATTTTTATAGAGGATTTACGTAAGGTTGATTACAGACTAACAGGATTTAATCAAGACTTTAAAGCTTTAAAAGGTGTATACGAACAAACAGATATTGAATTTACAAATGCCCCAGTTATAATTTCAGGGTATTGTAATAATATTTTAACAATTACTGGTGAAGATTTATCGAAAGAATGTACTTTAGATTTTTCATATCTAGAATCAACTACATTAGGATCTTATGTTGAAATATTAAATGTATCGTTTGATGGATCTAATACAGTAATAAAAACATCTGATGCAATAAGCACAGCATACGTCACACAAGTAGGAACTCAAATTATTGCAATATACTCTAATACTTCTGAAATTATACGTGATTCAATTAACACGTTCTATACAGAATATTATAACAGTAATTTAGATACTTTTAATACGATTGATGGAATTCCAATTGGAGCACCAATAAATCTAGAGATTGAGGGTATTGAAGATAGTTGGAATTCAGCTAAATTTACATGGATAGATGCACAAGATACTGAAGTTTCTAATGTAATTCAATCCTTAGAAACAGATACATCATCCGCCGGATTAAATACATTAAGCAATTATAAAGAAGAACACGATAAAACTCTTAGTAATTTATTAACATGGAATAACTGGTGGCATCAAGGAGTTTATGAAATTGAATGGGTATTGAGAGGTCCTAGGAATTATCTAAAATCTTTTAGAGGACCTATTAAAGAATATATTAATTTTCAAATGACGCTACCTTACTCCGGTTTATATACGGTTGAAGCTAACTTATATGATTTATATAATGTAAAAAGTACTAAGATTTTAAAAGACGGAATTGAAGTTAAAAACAAAAATGTTGAAGTTTATGGTTTAACTCAATTAGCTCCTAAAAAATTAGATTGGAAGAATTACAAACATATATGGGATATGGCAGGTTCTAGTTGGGATTGGTCACGTGAGAACGTTTTACCGGTTCGTGACGTAATTAGTACTTATTATTTAACAATGGATCGTGCAAATTATGTTTATGA